TCAGCCGCCCTTCACCAGAGCCTGGCGCGCCGCAGAGGCGAGCCAGGAAGATCGTGTCAAGCCGCGGTTCTTGGCCGCCTCGTCGATGGCGTAGAGCAGCCCAGCGTCGAGAGAGAGGTTCGCCTTGATGGGGCGACCGAGCTCCTGCACGAGCGGAATGAAGACGGGAACAGCGCCGGCGCCGATCGCGATGCTAACCTCCTCGCGTGCCGTGAAGGTGGCGAGGTCCTCAGCCTCGTAGGTGCGGCCGGCCGCGGCCTCGTCTCCGATCCACTCCGAGAGCGCGTCGGTCGCATTCCTGACGGCCTCGTCCATCGTCCTGCCCATCGCGACGCAGCCAGGGAGCTGGGGGAAGGAAATGCCGTAGGAGCCGCTCCGCTCCTCCTTGTCGATCAGTGCGATGAAGCGCATGGCGCTCTCCTCTCAGTTCCAGCCTGCGGCTTTGGCTATGTTGCGGGCGACGCCCGGCGAAAGCCAGCGGTGACGCGGGACGAAGATGGGCTTGCGGCCCGCCTTCGTGAACTTGTCGTGCTCCTTGCCGCCCTCGTTCTTCCAGCCTTCCGCAAGAAGCCGGCGGACGATAGTGGGCTGGTGATCTTCGGCTTTCGGCATCGGCTTCGCTCCGTCTATGCGCATTATAATGCGCTTATTTGGCGAGGCCGTCAAGTTGATGGGTGCATTATTTTGCGCCTAGTTGGGGCCGCCGCATGACGGACTCAACCCACGCCCTCTGCTTCTGCCGCCGGCGCGCGGACGGGCTCGGCTTCGCGCCGACCGAACGCGCGTCTGTCCTCTGGTTCTGCGACGAGTGCGGGCCGTCTGTCGCCGGCGGAGTCTACGCACCGGGATACGATAAAGCCGGCAGCGCCGACCACGTCGCGCCAGTACAGTCAATTTCCGCCAAACGCCATTCAGCAACGAGCGACGCCCGAGCGGCTCGCCAAGACCGGCAGATTGCCGTCTGCCCCCCCTTCCAGTCAGCGTTGTGGGGCCTCCCAAGCCGCCTCTCCACCCCACAAAGACCCGTCACAAGGCCGGCACAAGGCTGGCACGCGTGACACCCTTCAACCGCCCAAGGGTGGCACGCCGTGCCACTCTTGTGCCAGCCTTGTGCCAGCCTTTTGGACACCCTTGATGGTTGATTCTCTAAGGAAAAGAGTAAGAGTGTCCAAAAAAGTAGGGGGTACCCCCTCGCCGGCCGATTTTGGGGGTTTTTCGGGGGTGGGGGCTATTACGCGCGCGAAGGGCGCCACCCTTTCAAAACCGATCCCCGAATGGCGGCTCCAGGCCGCCGCCGTCGGCGAGCTCCGCCGGATGATCGACCGCGGCGCGCCGTTCCTGATCGCGGGCGACATGAGCGGCGTCCGGATGTCGAAGGCCACAGCCGGCATCGCCAAGGTGACGGGCATGGAGCCGGGCGACCCCGATCTCCGCGTCTACCTGCCCAACGGCCGGCTCGGCCTCATCGAATACAAGGCGGCGGCCGGAAGGCTGAGCCCCGCGCAGAAGATCCGCCACGTCGTGCTCCGCTCGCTCGGCCACCAGGTCGAGGTCGTCAAGGCCGCGACCGAGGAGGACGCCAGATCGCAGACCGTGGCCATCGTGCTCGGCTGGCTCGCCGCAAACGACAACGCGCCGGTGGTGGCGCAACGGAAGGCTTCCTGATGCCCCGCAAAGTCTCCCTCGCGCAGTTCTCCTGGGATGCGACGCCCGAGCGGCTCGCCAAGGCTGCGAACGACAACGAGATCGTTCACGACAAGGAGGAGAACGGCGCGCCCGTCTCCCGGCGTCGCGTGATGGACTGGCCGCTGGCCCGGCTGCGCTCGCGCGGCCTCCTCGACGCCGATCGGGCGCTCAACGAGATCCTGTTCGAGGCCGGCGAACTCTACTACGCCGCCTGGTACTATGCGGGACTCGCACCGTTGTGCGCGATCGACTATGGCCGCGAGCACGTCGACGGCGGAGCCCTGCAGGGCCTCAACGTCAGCGAGTACCGGCTGGCCGCGCTCGAGCGCTTCCGCCGCGCTGGCAGGGCGATGGGCGACTGCGCGCCGATCGTCGACGCCGTGGTGCTGAACGGGGCGACCGTCTCGGATGAGTCCGGCGAGGGCGGCGCAGCCAAGGCGCGCGGCATGGCCTCGCTTCGTGAGGGCCTGCGGCGCCTGGCGCAGCGATACGGGATGATCGAGGCCGATCGCGCTGCCGCGTAAATCGTTCTCGTTTTGTTCTTGACACGGCGGCCCCTGAACGGTATGTTTGGGTCATAGTCCACACGAACGCCCGGAGCGACTCACCTCGCTGCCGGGCGTTTTCGTTTCCGGATCACCCATGAACGTCCGCCGCCCGCTCAGTCGCCCGAACACGCTGTTCGGACGCCAGCTTCTTGACGACCACGACGCCCGTCTTGCGGGTGGTCGGTCGCATTACGACTGGCGCCTCGGCGGGCTGCCGAACGACATGGTTCCGCACTCGCCCTTCTCGGACGACATCCCCGCCGCCGCCAACGACAACGACTTCGACGAGGAGATCGCCGCATGACTGAGCTGAAGGTCGACATCGCGGACGTCGCCAAGGACGTCACCGTGCGGGTGAGGATCGTCGGGCTCGGGGCCTTCGGGTTCCGCGTCTGGCTGGCGAGGAAGCTCATCGCGGCCGCGGCCATCGTCTCGCCCTGTGCCGTCGAAGTGGAGTTCGCCGCGTGACCGCCGAGCAGTTCAAGTTCTGGTTCGAGGGCTTCGCCGAGAACGCCGGCTATACGCCCACCTACGAGCAGTGGGAGCGCATCAAGGCCAAGGTGGCCGAGATCGGTGCGCCTGCACCGCTGGAGCCCCTCGGCGCGATCAACTACGGCCTCCGCAAATACGACTTCGAGAAGCGCTACGGCTAAGCGCCGCCGCACCCAACACTGCAGCTCCGCGAGGCCCCAGGCCGTGCGGATAGCCAAAGGCTCACCGTACGGGGGCCGGCTGCGTTCCTCCCTCGCCACCTTCGGAGCCTGACGCCACATGGCGGATCTCAGCATCACCGCCGCCAACGTCATCCCCGGCGCCGACGCGGCCCTCGAGACGGCGATGGCCGGCGAGGCCATCACGGCGGGCAGGTCCGTCTACCTGTCCTCGGCCACCAAGAAGTTCCTGCTGGCGGACACCAACTCGGGGACCGCCGAAGCGCGCCGCGCGCGCGGCATCGCCGTGAACAGCGCTGCAGCCGGACAGCCGCTCACGATCCAGCGCGGTGGCGAAATCGCCCTCGGCGCGGTCCTGACGGCCGGCGTCGCCTACTACGGCAGCGACACGCCCGGCGGCATCTGCCCCGTCGCCGACATCGGCGCGGGCGAATACGTCTGCCTGCTGGGCGTCGCGAAGTCGTCCAGCGTGCTCTCGATCGGCATCCAGTTCCCGAACGTCGCGCTCTGATGGAAACAAGACCCGCCACGCCCCAGGGCGCACCCCGGCGGGTTACTCACTGCGGAATAGCTCAGTCGGTAGAGCGCCTCGCTGTTAACGAGGATGCCGCAGGTTCGAGCCCTGCTTCCGCAGCCAGCCTTCCGTAGCTCAGCCGGATAGAGCGCTCGGTTCCGGACCGGGAGGCCCGAGGTTCGAGTCCTCGCGGAAGGGCCATCTCCGCACCCCACACCGTCCGGCTACCGCCTCGCGCGGACCGGGCGGCACACGCCCCGGCGCCGGCTTCCCGCGCCCTCCTCTCGCGGTCGACGGCCGCGTCGGGGCGGTCAAATTCAGGCAGGCGATGATGGGCAAGCTTCTGGACCTCGCCGGTGAGCGATTCGGCCGCTTACTCATCGTCGATCGGGCGCTGACCAAGAACAAAGCTACTCGCTGGTCGTACATTTGCGATTGCGGCTCGCGCGGTGAAGCCAACACCAGAGACCTACGTCACTGCGGGCAACAGAGCTGCGGCTGTCTACAGCGAGAGGCGGCGGCGCGGACGGGCCGCGCCAATGTCTCGCACGGTCACAGCCGCCAAGGGCGTCGGAGTCGAACCTATTCGTCGTGGTGCGCGATGAAGGAGCGGGTTCTTCAGGAGAACCACATCGCGTTCTCTCGATACGGCGGCAGGGGCATCTCGATCTGCGATCGATGGCTCGAAGGTTCGTCTGGGCGCAGCGGCTTTGAATGCTTCCTGGAGGACATGGGCGAACGGCCAGATGGCATGTCGATCGACCGGATCGACACCAATGGTCACTACGAGCCTGGCAACTGCCGTTGGGCGACGGTCATCACGCAGAACCGCAACTCGAACAGCAACAAGCTGAATTCCGCTGACGTCGATCGAATGCGGTCGACCGCTGCGAACGAGACCGTCTCCTACTCGCGCCTCGCGTCCGACTTCGGGGTCTCCAAGGCGCATGCTCATAGAGTCGTACGTGGCGACCGGTGGGCGGCCTGACGCGAGGTCAGAAGAGGCCAGGGCTTACCGACGCCTCTACAAGACGGCCCGGTGGAAGTCGCTGCGCATAACCAAGCTTACCGAGCAGCCGTTGTGCGAGTGGTGCCTAGAGCAAGAGATCGTGACGCCCGCCAGTGAGGTCCACCACGTGGTGCCGCACAAGGGCGACGAGGCGATCTTCTGGTCGGGGCCTTTCGTTTCAACCTGCAAACCCTGCCACGCACGTCGCGGGCAACTTGAGGACCACGGCCAGACGGTCGTGCGCTTCGGCGCCGACGGCTGGCCCGTCTGAGGAGACAAGCATGGCCGGCAATGTCTGCGTCCTGCGCGGGGAATCCGGCGGCCTCGTGGTCGCCGTAGGCGGCAAGGTCCTCGACGGCCTGGCCGACATCGACATCAACGGCGCCGACGGCGTCGCAGTGCTGACGATCCCGCTTTCGCACGTCGTGTTCGGCGAGCTGGCGCCCATCCTGAAGGCGGCCGAGGAGCGGGTCGAGGGCAGGGCCGCCGGTCACGCCGAGGTCATCGACTTCGCGAAGTTCAGGGCGGCGCAGGCCGTGGCCGAGGAGCCGCCGACCGAGGCGTGATCGCGTGTGGCATTTGAGCCACATGTGACCATCGGGCAACAGCAGGCCGATTGAGGGTGTGGCCCTCGGGGCACAGTGTGGCCGTTCGGCCACGGGAGGGGGTGGTCGCAGGACGACCGCCCGACCCCCTAGGGACCGGCGCGGGACCACCGCACACAGTTTTCCAATTCAAATATGGGGGCTGGCGACTGGCTGTCCCGGAGCAATGCTCCACGGCGACGCAAGTATTGAAACCCAGTCACTGCAAGACGTCAACAAGGTTTCTGCGAAATGCCGCGGCCCAGAACGCCTAAGGCGAAGGCCGAGATCACGGGCTACGCCGACAAGAAGCGGACGAAGTTCGAGAACCGCGTCGAGCCTACTGTCGACGAGGACATCGGCTCTCCGCCGCTTTGGATGACGGAGCGCCAGCGCGAATCCTGGCGCGTCCTCTCCGACGAAATCCCGTGGCTGAACAAATCGCACCGCGCGCACCTGTCGATCGCGGTCGTCATTCACGCGCGGCTGTGCGCCAACGAGGACGTCGGCGTGCAAGCGCTGAACCTCCTCCGACAGTGCCTCGGCCAGATGGGAGCAAACCCGGCGGACGCGAGCAAGGCCGGTGGCAAGCCAGATGGCGAAGGCGAAGACCCAGCAAACGAGTTCTTTGGCTGACCTGAACCCGCCGTACCCTTCGGGGTCGGTGGACGAGTACGCCGAGGCCGTCATCGCGGGCGACATCGTCGCCGGGCCGCACGTCCGCAACGCCTGCCGGCGCCACCGCGACGACCGCAAGAACGGCCCCGCCCGCGGCGTCCACTGGGACCCGGCGGCCGCCGACCGCGTCTTCCGCTTCTTCGAGGTGGTGCTGCGGCTCAACGGTGGCCAGTTCGAGGGCCGGCCGTTCAAGCTTCACCCGTCGCAGAAATTCGTCGTCGGGTCGCTCTTCGGCTGGAAGCGCGTCGAGTCGGACGGGGCTTTGCTCCGCCGGTTTCGCCGCAGCTACATCGAGCAGGGCAAGGGCAACGGCAAGTCGCCGCTCGCCGCCGGCATCGGCCACTATTGCATGGTCGCGGACGGCGAGGCCGCCGCCGAGATCTACGCGGCCGCCGCGAACAAGGACCAGGCGTTCGTGCTCTTCCGCGACGCGGTCGCGATGTACGAGCAGTCGCCGAGGCTCAAGCAGGACATCACTCCGTCGGGCGGCAACCCGGTCTGGAACCTGTCGTACATGCGCAAGCGGTCGTTCTTCCGACCGATCTCGCGCGAGGGCGCGCACAGCGGCCCGCGGCCCTACGTGGCGCTCTGCGACGAGATCCACGAGCATCCTGACGGCCACGTCATCGAGATGCTCGAGCGCGGCTTCAAGTTCCGGCGCCAGCCGCTCCTGTTCATGATCACGAACAGCGGCTCGGACCGGAGTTCGATCTGCTGGGATGAACACCAGCACGCGGTGAAGGTCGCGGCCGGCACGAGGACGCCGGACGAGGACTTCACCTATGTCGGCGAGCCGATCGACGACGCGACGTTCTCCTACGTCTGCGCGCTCGACAAGGACGACGACCCGTTCACCGACCCGACGTGCTGGCAGAAGGCGAACCCTCTCTTCGGCGTGACGCTGAAGCACGACTATCTCGAGGGCGTCGTCGCCCAGGCGCGCGACATTCCGTCGAAGCGGAACGGCATTCTGCGGCTGCACTTCTGCGTGTGGACCGAGGCCGACACGTCCTGGATTCCGAGGCCGCTGCTCGACAAGGTGATGGTCGACTTCGACCCTTACGAGAAGGACGCGGGCCCGATCTCAGCGGCCGGGCTCGACCTGTCTCGGGCGAAAGACCTGACGGCCGCGGCCTTCGTCCGGGAGACCGGCACGAAGCGCGTCGTCCGCGCCGACGGCACCGAGGCTGATCTTCCGACCTTCGATCTCTGGATCGAGGCGTGGACGCCGCGCGACACGATGGACGAGCGGTCGAAGACCGACAGCGTTCCGTATCGGCTGTGGTTCGACCAGGGCTACATCCACGCGCCGGAGGGCGCCCGGATTCGGTACGACCACGTCGCCGCGATGATTTCGCGGCTCCACACCGAGTTCGGCATCGGCGTTCTCGCCTACGACACCTACGCCTACGACAAGTTCGCCGACGAGCTCGACGAGTACGGCTGCGACGTCAAGGCAGTCGCTCATCCGCAGGGCGGCAAGAAGCGCGCACGACCAGATCCGGAAGCCGTCGAGGCGGCGAAGGCGGTTGGCCTTGAGCTGCCGAAGGGTCTCTGGATGCCTGGCAGCGTGGCTGCCCTTGAGGAGTTAATCCTTGAGGAGCGCGTCCGCATCCGCAGGAGCCCGGTGATGATGGCGGCCCTCATGGGCGTCCACATCGAGACGGACCCTCTCATGGGGAACTCCTGGTTCAACAAGAACAAGACGTCGAACCGCATCGACCCCGCCGTTGCGGCTGCGATGGCGGTCGGCGCCGCCACTGACGGCGCTCCAGTCCATGTCCCTGCGGTCTCTCCCTGGGAGAACCCGGACTTCTCAATGGCGGCCTGATCCATGCCCAATTGGCTGACCGGCCGTCGTGCGCCGACGCCGGAGACGCGCGCGTCGCTGGAAGATCCGCGGGTGCCGCTGTCCGACGTGGCGGCGGTGCGCGCTCTCATGCAGGAGTGGCACGGCGTCGATCTGCCGATGGTGACGGCCGACACGGCGCTGTCCGTGCCGGCGATCTGGTGCGCGGTCAACTTCATAGCCGGCACGATCGCCGCGCTCCCGCTGCAGCTTTTCCGGCGCACCGAGGCCGGCCGCGAGACGGCGTCGAAGGACCCGCTCTATGCGATCCTGCACGACGCGCCGAACGACGAGCTCACCTCGTTCGCCTGGCGCAAGGGCTTCATGGTCAACGCGCTGATCACCGGGCGCGGCTGCTCCTACATTGAGCGCAACAAGGCCGGCCGGGTGATGAACCTCTGGCCGCTCGACCCGGCGAACCTGACGGTCGAGCGCCTGAACGGCCGCAAGCGCTACCGCTACAGGGACGGCGCGCGCGAGGTCGTTTACGCCGCCAACGAGGTCATCGACATCCCCTTCATGCTGAAGGCGGACGGCATCTCGCATGTGAACCCGGTCGACCGCCTGAAGGGCGCGATCGGGCTTTGCCTGTCCCTCCAGGACTACGCGGCGAAGTTCTTCGCGAACGGCGGCGTGCCGCCGCTGGCGCTCACCGGGCCGCTCCCGTCTCCGGGGGCTGCGTCGAGGGCCTCTTCAGACATCACCAAGGCGGTTCGAGACGCGAACGCGGAGCGCCGAAACGTCCTGATCGTGCCGTCGGGCCACACGCTGGCGCCGATTGGCGTCGACCCCGACAAATCGCAGATGGAGACGGCGCGCCGCTTCCAGATCGAGGAAATCGCCCGCGTCTACGACATCCCGCCGGTCTTCCTGCAGGACCTCACGAACGGCACCTACTCCAACACCGAGCAGCAGGACCTCCACTTCGTCAAGCATACGCTTGGGCAGTGGATCAAGGCCATCGAGCAAGAGCTGAACCTCAAGCTCTTTACTGCTCGAAACAAGACCAACTACGTCGAGTTCAACGTCGACGGACTTCTGCGCGGCGACTTCAAGACGCGCATGGACGGCTGGCGGACGGCGATCTTCGCGGGGATCAACACCCCGAACGAAGCGCGCGAGGCCGAGAACTGGCCGAAGCACGGGCCCGAGGCCGACAAGCTCTACGTGCAAGGCGCGACGGTCCCACTCGGGACCGTGCTGTCGCCTACGAAGCCGGCGCCTCCGGCCAACGACAACGATCCCGCCGAGCCGAAAGACGACGCCGCATGATCAAGACTGAGAAGCGCTCGGCCGGCCTCGGCGTCGAGGTACGGGCGGCGGACGACGGCAAGCGTACGCTGGTGGGCTACGCGGCGGTCTTCGAGCGCGTCGCGACGATCAGTTCCTACTTCAAGGAGCAGATCGCGTCCGGCGCCTTCGCTGACGCGATCGACGGCGACATCCTGGCGCTCGTCGAGCACGACCGCAGCCGCGTTGTCGGCCGGACCAAGTCCGGCACGCTCCGGCTCGCGGAAGACGGCAAGGGCCTGCGCGTCGAGATCGACGTGCCGGACACGACCGTCGGCAACGACCTCTGGGTGCTCGTCGAGCGCGGCGACATCGCCGGCATGAGCTTCGGCTTCCGGGTCGTCAAAGAGACCTGGGACGAGTCGACCACGCCTCCGACCCGCACGATCGAGAAGCTCGAGCTCGTCGAGGTCTCGGCTGTGACCTTCCCGGCCTACGAAGACACCGAGATCGGCGTCCGCTCCCTCCAGGAGTTCCGCGACGCCAAGGCCGCGGCGGAGACGCCGCCCGAGAAGACCGCAGGCTCCGGCGCCGTGCGCCTTCGCCTGAAGATCCAGAACGACCTGCGGGAGCGATCCCGACCGCGCTGAGGGCAACACCCGACGCGACCTCCCCAACCAGCCGCCCCCAGGGCGGCTTTTTTGTTGCCCTACGGAGCAAATCTTTCATGACCCTCGCCGAGATCCGCGCGAAGCAGGCCGAACTCGTCGCGCAGGCGCGCGCCGCCTTCGACGAAATCAAGACCGACACCCCGGAAGCCCGCGCGACCGAGCTGGAAGCCCAGCACGACGCCGCGATGAAGGAGCACGACAAGCTCGAGGCGCGCGCCGCGCGCGAGATCGCGCTGTCGAAGGCCCAGGCCGCGCTCGAAGAGTCTGCCGACGATCGCGCCCCCCGCGGCGAGGACCGCGCGCAGAAGGCCGCCGACACCGACACCCGCACCGCCGAGGAGCGCTACGCCGAGGCGTTCGAGAGCTTCCTCCGTCGCGGCCGCAGCGGCCTGAGCGCCGAGCAGCGCGCCGTCCTGGTGCAGGCCCCGGAGTCCCGCGCCCAGTCGGTCGGCACCAACACCGCCGGCGGCTACCTGGTCCCGGTGCAGTTCCAGGAAGAGCTGATCAAGTCGCTGAAGGCTTGGGGGCCGATGCTGGACCCGGGCGTCGCCCTCATGCTGCGCACCGCCACCGGCGCCGAGATTCCCTTCCCGACGATGGACGACACATCGAACGTCGGCGCACTCATTGCGGAGAACACGCAGGTCTCACAGTCCGAGGTCGCGTTCGGCACCAAGACGATCGGCGCCTACAAGTACACCTCCGGCGTCGTGCTCGTCTCCGACGAACTGCTGCAGGACTCGGTTCTCGACGTCGAAGCGATCATCCGCGAGGCGATGGCCGAGCGTATCGGCCGCATCGGCAACACGCACCTGACCACGGGCGACGGCGCGGACAAGCCGCACGGCTTCATCACCGCCGCGACCACCACGGCCGCCGCCGCCGCGGCGGCGATCACCTTCGACGACATGATCGAGCTCTACCACTCGGTCGACCCGGCCTACCGGTCGGCCCCGAAGGTCGGCTGGCAGTTCAACGACGGCACGCTGAAGCTGCTCCGCAAGCTCAAGGACGCCGAGAGCCGCTACATCTGGCAGCCGGCGGACGCGAAGCTGGGGGCCCCGGCGACGATCCTGGACAAGCCCTACGCGGTGAACCAGGCGATCGCCAACGTCGGCTCCAACGCCAAGTCGGTCGCGTTCGGCGACTTCGACAAGTACGTCGTCCGCATGGTCAACGAGTTCGCCATCAAGCGCCTCGTCGAGCGCTACGCCGACTACGGCCAGGTCGGCTTCATCGGCTTCACCCGCATCGACGGCGAGCTGCTCGACACCAAGGCGATCAAGGTGCTCACGCACCCGAGCTCGTAAGGGCCGGCAATGCCTGACGTCAGAATCACCACGAGCGCCGAGGGGCATGGGTTCTCCCTTGTCCCCGGCCGCACGATCGACCTCGACGAGCTCATCCGGCTCGTCGGGGCCGGCGCCGTGAACCTGAGCGAGCCGGTGGAGACGCCGGAAGTCGCGGTCGTCGTCGAGACGCCGGAGACCGAAGAGGTCATCGAGACCCCCGAGGATCACGTCGCGCCGATCGACACGCCCGAGGCGGCCAAGCCCAAGAGGCGCACGAAGCGATGAACGAGTGGGGCCGTCTGAAGCTCGTGACGGCTCCCGCGGCCGATCCGGTCACGCTGGCCGAGGCGAAGAAGCACCTTCGCGTCATGCACGACGACGAGGACGCGCTGATCAGCATGCTGATCAAGGCGGCCGCCGCGCAGATCGAGGGCCCCTCCGGGATCGGCGTCGCGCTCGTCACCCAGACGTGGCGGCTGTCGCTCGACGGCTTTCCCTGCGAGATCGAAATCCCGCTCACGCCAGTGTCCGCGGTCGACAGCGTCACCTTCAAGGACGCCGCCGGCGCAGATGTCGCTTTCACCGACTTCGCCGTCGACCTGGACGCCTCACCGACCCTCGTCGCGCCCGCCTACGGCGCGACCTGGCCTGTCCCGCGCTGCGAGCGCGGCAGCGTCAAGGTCGAGTTCACAGCAGGCTACGGCGCGCCCAGCGACGTCCCGGCAGACCTGCGCGCCGCTGTGCTGCTGATCGTCGGCCACCTCTACGAAAACCGCGAGGCGGTCGTCCTGTCCAATCAGCAGCCGTTCGAGATGCCGATGGCGGTCGACTCCATCCTCAATCGCTACCGCGTCGGGCGCTTCGGCTGACCCGCAGACAGCACCAAGGAAGCCATGCCCACCCGCGACATCCATAGCGACATCCACGTCGTCCCGCTGATCGTGCCCGTTGCGGCGCGCACCGACAACACCGCGATCGTCTCCGCGATCATCGACACGCTCGGCTACGGCGCGTGCGAACTCGTGCTCGTCACCGGCGCGAACACGGACGCGAACGCGACCTTCGCGACTCTGGTCGAGGACGGCGAGGCCTCCAACCTCTCCGACGCGGCAGCGGTCGCCGACCAGTACCTGATCGGCACCGAGGCGCTCGCGAGCTTCACGTTCGCCGACGACAACGAGTGCCGCAAGATCGGCTACAAGGGCACGAAGCGCTACGTGCGCCTGACGGTCACGCCGTCCGGCAACGACTCCGGCAACATCTTCCTGTCGGGCGTCGCGATCCTCGGCCACCCGGCCACCACGCCGACCGCCAACCCGCCGCAGTAAGCGTGCCCTGGCTGCGGTTTTCGCGCCAGTTCGACTGGGACCCTCCCGAGTTGTCGGGGCGCGTCACGATTTCCTACTCCGCCGGTTCGACGGTCCTCGTGAGGCGCGCATGCGCCGCCGCGGCGATCGCGGCCGGCGCCGGCGCTGAAACGGAGCGGCCAGATGACGGCGGGACGCCTGCGCGACCTGGTCGCATTCGAGGCCGCCCAGGACGCCGATGACGGCGGGGGCTCGACACGCGGCGGCTTCGCCGAGGTGTTCCGGGCGAACGCCGGAATCGTGTTCCTGCGCGGCTCAGAGCCGGTCGTGGGGCAGCGTCTGCAGGGCATCCAGCCGGTAGTGATCACAGTGCGCGACTGCATCGCGGTCACGTCCGTCGCCGACGACTGGCGCATTCGGGACGTCCGCTCCGGCGCGACCTTCAACATCCGCGCGATCACGCCGAACGACCGGCGGAGCTACGTGGACTTCCTCTGCGAGGCCGGCCGTCCCGATGGCGACGAAAGTAATCGGCCTTGAGCGTCTGAGGCGAAAGCTCGGCCGGCTGCCCATCGAAGTCCGCACGCAGATGCGCAAGGACATCGCGAAGGGTGCCGACGAGATCGTGGCCATGCAGCGGGCGCTCGCGCCCGTGGAAGACGGCGACCTGAAGCGGTCGATCAGTTGGACCTTTGGCGAGGCTCCGCCGACCAGGGCGACCGGAGCGCCGCGTATCAAGCGCTCGACCTTCGTGCCTGGCGATAACGATATCAGGGCGACTATCTACGCCGGCGACGACGTGGCCTTCTACGCTAGATGGGTCGAGTTCGGCACCGCGCCGCACTCGCTCGCCAAGGGCGCCGATCGGACGCGGAACAAGCTGCAGGACGTCGGCGGCTGGCACCCCGGCGCCAGGCCGCGCCCCTTCTTCTTCACACCCTACCGCACGCTCAAGAAGCGCGTCGTCTCGCGCATCTCGCGCGGCATTCGTAAGGCCGCGCGCAAGGTGGCGAGATCATGAGCCCAGACTGGGAGCTTCAGAAGGCGATCGTCGCCAAGCTGAAGACGAGCGCCGGCCTGAAGGACCTGATAGGCGACCCGCCGCAGATCGCGCAGCAGGCGTCCGCCAGCACCGCGCGCCCCTACATCCACATCGGCGAGAGCCAGAGCGTCGGCGTCTTCGCCGACTGCGTCCGCGCCGAAGAGATCTACGTCGACCTGCATATCTGGTCGGACACTGAGAGCTTCGCCGAGGTCAAGCAGATCATCGGCGTGATTGTCGACGTCCTTCACGACGCCGACCTTGAAATCGCCGGCGGTCACATCGCCGCCCTGCGCTTCCGCAACGCGCGGACGCTCCGCGACCCGAACAGCATCAGCCGGCACGGCGTCGCCACCTTCCGCGCGATCGCGCAACGCACCTGATCACCACAATCGCGCCGCCCGCGGCGCTCCATTACGACGGAGGGCCTTGATGGCCGACGACAAGATCCGCCGGGGCACGCTGCTGACCATCAAGGTCGGCGACGGCGCTTCGCCCGAAGTGTTCACGAAGATCTGCGGTCTTCAGACCAAGTCCTTCAACCAGTCGGCGAACATGTCGGAGCACGTTCCGACCAACTGCGCCAACCCGGACGCCGTGAAGGCCGTTCGGCGCATCAAGCAGAGCAAGGGCGCGGAGCTGACCGGCAGCGGCTACTTCCTCTCCGAGAATCGCGCAACGCTCCAGGTGCTCTTCGACTCGCCGGACGCGAGCAACGTCCGCATCGCGGTCGAAGTCCCGCTCGCCGACGGCGGCGGCTGGTACGAAGGTCTGTTTCACCTCTCGACCTTCAGCGTCACCGGCGGCGACGAGACGATGCTCGAGGCCGAGATGACCTGGCAGTCCGACGGCGACTACGCCTGGACCGACGCGACGGCCTGATCATGGCGCGCGGCGAGACGACATTCGACTGGGCGGACGGCGAATACACGTTCGCCCTTCCGCTCGGCCAGGTCGAGGAGCTTCAGGAGAAGGTCGGCTGCGGCCCGTACTCGCTTCTCCGCCGGCTCCAGGACGGCACGTGGCAGCAGAGCGACATCCGCGAGACGCTCCGCCTCGGACTGATCGGCGGCGGTCAGGTCAAGCCGGTTGAGGCCATGCGCCTGGTCCGCGCCTACGTGGACGAGCGGCCGCTCCTAGAGAACGTGCCGGCGGCGACCGCGGTCATCCTGGCCGCCCTGGTGACGCCCGAAAACGAGCCCCAGCCGGGGGGAGGCGAGGCGGAGGAGGCGACGACCGAATCTCCTTCGCCGACATCCGAGGCCTCGCCGCCGCCATCGGTCTAGCGCCCAGCGAAATGCTGCGGATGACGATCTGGGAGTTCTCCGCGGCCGTCGATGGCTGGAAGAAGTCCCAAGGCATCGAAGACGATCTGCCGCCGCCGGACCGGGCCAAGATGCTCGAAATGCTGCGCGACTGATCCTCAACACCACGCATTCCAACGGCCGTTGCATTCGCAGCGGCCGTTTTCTTTTGAGGTGAGCTGCTTTGGCTGACGATCTTGAACGTCTCGTCGTCCAGCTCGAGGCGTCGCTCACCAAGTACGAGAAGGAGCTGCGGCGCGCCGGCGGCGTCGCCGACAGCACGGCGAAGCGCGTCGAGGCGCGCTTCTCGCAGATGAACAAGCGGCTGGACGGCCTGTCGGCCGGCCTCGGCCGCAACCTGACGGCGTCGCTCGGCGCCATCGGCAGCGCGCTCGCCATCAAGGAGGTGGCGAACTACGCCGACGCCTGGACGCGTGCGAAGAACAGCCTCGCGGTCGCGGGCGTCACCGGCGCCAAGCAGGAGCAGGTCCTCGAGGCGCTGTTCGCCAGCGCGCAGAAGAACGCGGCGCCGATCGGCGCTCTGACGTCGCTCTACGGTGCGGCCGCGCAGGCGCAGAAGGAACTCGGCGCGAGTTCCGAGCAGCTCATCACCTTCACGGACGGCGTCGCCGTCGCGCTGAAGGTCGCCGGCAAAAGCTCGACCGAGGCGCGCGGTGCGCTCGTCCAGCTATCGCAGCTTCTCGGCTCATCGCGCGTCATGGCGGAGGAGTTCAACAGCGTCAACGAGGGCGCGCGCCCGATCCTGATGGCGGTCGCCGCCGGGCTGGATGCCGCCGGCGGGTCGGTCTCCAAGCTCAAGCGCCTCGTCACAGAGGGCGCGGTCTCCAACCGGCAGTTCTTCGAGGCGTTCCTGAAGGGGATGCCCGTCATTCAGGCGATGGCGAAGAACGCCACGCAGACGCTGGCGCAGGGCTACACGAAGGTCGAGAACGCCCTCACCAAATACATCGGAGAGCAGGACCAGTCGCTTGGCGCGACGGTCGTGCTCTCTAAGGCGCTCAACGCGCTCGCCGACAATTTCGACGAGGTCGCCGACGCCACGCTGAAGGTCGCGGCGATCATCGCCGCCGCGCTCGTCGGCCGTTCGATCGGCGGCATGGTGGCGAGCCTCGGCATCGCGATTCCGGCCGTGATCCGCTTCGTCGCCGCGCTGCGCTCCTTTGCGACCGCGCGTGTGGCGCTCACCGGGCTGTCGGCTGCCGCAGGACCCGTCGGGGCCGTTCTTGGCGTCGCGGCGGCGGCTGGGCTGTATCTCTACGAGCAGAGCCAGAAGGCGGCCGAGGGCGCGCTCCGCGCGAGCGAAGCCATCGCGGCGATGGGTGATAAGGCCAAGGGCTCGGCGAAGGACATCCGCGACCTGGTCGACGAGATGGCCGCGCTAAGCCGCACGAAGCTTACGGCCGAGATAAAGGACACATCGAACCTCATCGCCCAGCAGGCCGACGCGGTGCGCGCGGCCAACCCGTTCGCGCCGATCGGTGGCCGCGTCGGGCGCGGCCGCGGACAGGTCGCCCCGTCCGGCGCCGACCTCGAGTTCAACCGCGCCACCGAGAAGTTCCTCAACGGCGGGTCGCTCGCCGACTACCAGAAGGCGCTCGACGACCTCGCCAAGCGGTATCCGCAGCAGGTGCAGAAGCTCGCCGAGGCGCAGAAGGCCGCGGAGCTCTACACCAGGGCGATCCAGCGCCGCGCCATGCAGGACAAGGCGCTGGCGCAGCAGGAGTCGAAGGACACCTACACCGGCATCAAGCGCGTCCAGGGCGAGTCCAGCAAGGGCGAGCAGGAGCGGGCCGAGAAGCGCGGCGACGAGACGCGGGACTTCTTCCGCGAGCGCGACGTCGAGCAGAACAAGACCGATCGCGAGAAGGACATCGACAAGCGCGTCGACGAGATCGTCGCGGCGATGGAGAAGGCCGGCAAGGCCATCGACAAGGCCGCGGTGCGGCTGCGCGCCGAGACCGAGATCGACAAGGAGTTCGCGCAGAAGCAGACCGCCGAGTTCAGCGGAGACGCGGTCAAGTCTTACGTCGACCGTGTCGTGAAGGCGGAGAGCGGCGGCAAGGCCAACGCCAAGAACCCCTATTCGTCCGCGACCGGTGTCGGCCAGTTCATCGAGGAGACATGGCTCCGCCTGTTCCGAAAATACTATCCGGAGCAGGCAGGCTCTATGGGCCGAGACGCGATTCTTGCGATGCGCAAGAACGCCGACGTCTCCCGGAACATGATCGAGGCCTACGCAAAGGAGAGCGCCGAGGCGCTTCGCAACGCGGGGCTCGCGGTCACGGAGGCGAACCTCCACCTGGCGCACTTCCTGGGGGTCGGCGGCGGCAAGAAGCCGGGCGCGATTGAGGCGCTGAAGGCCGACCCGAACGCGAGCGCGTCCGCGGTCCTCGGCGCCGACGTCGTCTCCGCCAACAAGGGCGTCTTCAAGAACGACAGGGTCAGCGACGCGCTCGACTACGCGGACCGCCGCGCGAACGCCACGCGGTACGCCGCGGGCGACCTCACGCCCCAGGAGAAGACGGACAAGGAGTTCGCCGACACGCTGCGCGACAGCGACCAGCGCACCGCCGCGATCAATCGCGAGGCGGAGGCGATCGGCAAGCTGACCTACGCCCGCGAGTACGCCGCCGAGAAGGCCCGCCTGCTCGAGGAGATCGAGAAGGACGGCGCGAAGGCGACGCCCGAGCAGATCCAGTCGATCGAGGCGAAGGCTGATGCCTACGCCAAGGCGCAGACCAACGTCGAGACGCTCAAGACCTCCTACGAGAGCCTGCGCGACGCGGAGAGCTTCTTCGCGGAGGGCGTGACGTCGGCCTTCACCGACATCATCACGGGCGCCTCGTCGGCCAAGGACGCGATCCGCAAGCTGGCGTCGTCGTTCCTCGAGAGCGGCCTGCAGGCCCTTCTCATGGGCAAGGGCCCGCTCGCCGGCCTGTTCGGCACGGCGTCCGCCGACGGCGGCACGGGCGGCCTGTTCGGGGCGCTGTTCGGCGGTCTGTTCGCCGAGGGCGGCGTGATGACGCCGAGCGGGCCGCGGAAGCTGTCCAAGTTCGCGCGCGGCGGGAAGTCCCAGACGGCGGCGATCTTCGGCGAGGCCGGGCCGGAGGCGGCGGTGCCGCTGCCCGACGGCCGGCGCATCCCGGTCAACCTGCGCGTGCCCAACATCGGCAAGCCCTCCGGCGCGCGGCGCCCGCCCTCCAGCGGGTCGCTGACGGTCAAGACGTCGATCGACCTGACCGGCGCGAACGGCGACGAGACGATCCGGCGCATCTCGAAAGAGGCGGCGGAGGCTGGCGTGGCCAAGGGCCTCACCGCCTACGACCGGAAGTTCAACAACCGGATCGACTACGCCGACAAGCACGAGAGGTGAGGCATGGCCATTCTCAAGAATTGGCCGTGCCTCATCATGGGGTCCGAGTCCGACGACTGGCGCCTGGTGGGCGTCACCGAGGGCGACCGGACGGTGGCGGGCTTCCCGCTCTTCCGGCGCCTCGATGGCGGCGGTCTCTGGACCCTGACCCTTTCCGACATCCTGATCTCGACGCCTGACGAGATCCGCACCTGGGACGCGATCACCGGCCAGATGGACGAGGGGGTGACCCCCTTCGCCGTGCCGTACCTCATCTCGGCCACGCAGCCCTTCGTGGACAGCGCCCGGAGCGCTCCGGTTCCCCACAGCGACGGCGCCACGCACAGCGACGGCTCGCCGTTCGGCACACGGCTGATCGACTGCGCCATCGAGCAGGGCGCGGACCTCCGGGCGACGCGGGTGAAGATCAGGCGCAAGCGCGCCGCGCGGTTTCGCGGCGGCGAGCGCTTCTCCGTCACGCACGCGGACTGGGGCCCGCGGCTGCACAAGGTCATAGGCGTGGTGGACGGCCAGGACTCGGCCGTCACCACCGTCGACATCCGGCCGCCGCTCCGGTTCCCCGTGAGCGCCGGGACGGACATCGAGATGGACCGGCCGCTCTGCACGATGACGATCTCCGATCCTTCGGGCGCGGGCGGTCCGCTGCAACAGCGGCGCTTCGGCACCCGCACGATCTCCTTCGTCGAATTCGGCAGGCTTCCAGAATGACGCCGTGGTCCGCTGAGGAGGAGGCGGCCTTCGCCTCCGGGTCGATCGGCTACGGCATCTTCTTCCACCTTCGCACGGACCCGCCGGTGCGGCTCTGGGCCGGCATCGGCGACTGCGAGGGCGAGATCAACGCCATCGACCAGACGTCCGAGATCTACCGCGGCGCGGGCACGCTGACGGACATCCCGGCCGTCCAGAGCATGATCAACGGCAAGTCCGAGCGCATCGCCTTCCGGCTTTCCGGCGTCGACGATCGCGTCCTGGAGCTGGCGCGCGGGGAGCGCGCGGCGATCAAGGGCAAGACCGTTCACCTCGGCTTCGGCGTCTTCCGCCGCGACTGGAGCTCGCTGCTCGGCCCGGTCCGATGGGTGTGGCGCGGTCGCGCCGACTACATGGAAGAGGTCATCGGTGAGGCTGACGACATCTCGGCGCCGCTGCGCCGTTCAGTGCAGCTTTCGGTCGGCTCTATGCTGACATCGCGAAAGCGCCCTCAGTTCTCCTTCTATACAGACAAAGACCAGCAGTCGCGGTCTCCGGGAGATCGCTTTTGCGAGCGAACGCCCAACTACGTCCAAGAATACGCCAAGATCTTCGGCCCGACGTAGGCGAATACATCGCCCTCGCCGGCCGGAGGCCCTGGGCGTGGGGCGAACACGACTGCACGCTGTTCGCCGCGGGTTGGGCTCTCTCCGCCCGCGGCGTCGACCTCGCCGTCGGCTTCCGGGGCTCATATGCGACCGCCGAAGAGTGCCGCGCGCTGTTGAAGCGCGAGGGCGGCCTCGTGGCGCTGGTGAGCCGCGCAGCGGCCGCGCACGGCCTCTCGCCAACTGACGCGCCAGGCGCCGGCGACGTCGGCGTCGTTCGTGGCGCGATCGAGTGGCGCGGCCGCGTCCTGCGCCCGCCGACCGCCGCCGTCTGCGTCGGCCCCGCGCGATGGGCGCTCCTCACCGAGGCCCGCGGCGTCGCGATCGCCGACCTGCCCGTCCTATCCGCCTGGAGCGTCTGATCTATGCCGCAGGCAATAGGCGCCGCGATCTTCGCGGCCTTTGGCGCTGCCGGTGTGACTGCTGGCGCGACGGCCATCGCAGGTACCACGCTGGCGTCGATCGTCGGCGCCGTCGCCCTGACGGCGGCGGCCGGCGTGCTGCAGTACCTGCTGGCGCCCAAGCCCCCGGTGCCGAAGGCCCAGGCCGGCTATTACCCGCTCCGGCAGACCCGCCCGCCGCGCATCACGGGCTACGGCGAGGCCCGCCTCGCCGGCTCCTACATGTTCTACGAGACGCTCGGCGACAACTCGTACGACGTCCTGGCGCTGCACCACGGCAAGATCAAGGAGTTCACGCGGTTCTACCTGCACGACGACGTCGTGACGCTGAACCCCGACGGCACCATCGCGACGTCGTCGCTGGACCACGACTACCATCCGGAGACGTCGCAGGTCGTCCTGCTAACGCGGCGCGGCGAGGCCACCGAGACCGCCTTCGGCATGGTCGTCGATGCGGCCGCTGCAGAGGCCGCGAGCAGCGGCAAGGCACAGATGTGGACCGCCGCGCACCGCGGCGACGGCATCGCGTCTCTGGCGCTCTACTGCAAGACGCGAAGCGCGAAGAGCTTCCCGGCCAACTACCCGCGCGGCGTCCACATCCCGTCGGTCGCGGCGCGCCTCAGCTACATCTACGACCCCCGTGCAGAGGGCCAGGTCCACGGCGAGCCGGAAACCTACGAGTGGAGCGACAACTGCGCACTGGCGATCGCCGACTACCTCACGAATGAGGATCACGGCGTCGGGCTGACCTGGGAGGAGTGCTTCCACGACGGCGCCGAGATCGCGGTCGAGGCCGACATCTGCGACGAGCTGGTGCCGCGCAAGGCCGGCGGCACGCGCCGGCGCTATCGCCTTGGCGGCGCGTTCCAGCACGACAACACGCCCGCCGACGTGCTCGCCACGATGCTGGCGACCTGCGACGGCTGGCTGGCCGAGCGCGGCGACGGATCGCTCCGCCTGCTCGTCGGCAAGTATCGCGCGCCGACCGTCACCTTCCGGACCGAGCACGCTAAGGCCTACTCGGTCACCTACGGCGTCGGCGACGAAGACGCCATCAACGAGCTGACCCCGACCTACACCTCGCCGGACCACGAGTTCGCCGAGGTCGAGGGCGAGTCCTGGCGTGACGAGGAGGACATCTCCGAGCGCGGCCGCACGCGATCCGAACGACTGGACCTGAAGTGGGTCCAGGATCACGGCCAGGCGCGCATGCTTTGCAAGCGCGAGATGCTGCGGTCCAGCAGCCGGCTGCGCGGGACGCTGGTCACGACGCTCTACGGCCTCGTCGGCCTCGGCGAGCGCTGGATCAAGCTCGAGATCGACAATCACCCGGACCTCGCGGACCTGGTCGTCGAGGTCGTCACCTCGCCGCGCATCGACTTCATGTCGGGCTCGGTGACCTTCGAGTGGCGATCGGTCAACCCGAACGCGGTCGACGCCTGGGACCCGAACACCGAGGAAGGCGACCCGCCGCCTGTGCCGGTGCGCAGCGCGTCGAAGACGCCGGCGATGCCGACTGGCGTCGAGGTGGTGATCGAAGGCTCTGACAACGCCGGCATCTACGCCGATGTCGTCTTCGACTACGACGCCAAGGACTCGATGACGTTCCTCGTCGATCTTCGGCAGGTCACCGACGACACGGAGTCGTCCTGGTCGACGCTGACCTATGACGGTGAGAGCGTCGAGATCGACGAAGTCCTCGACACCGTCAGCCTGTCCACCCAGGGACTTGCGCCGCGGACCTCTTACGAGGGCCGAATCCAGGTCAAGACTGGCTCCGGCAAGCTGTCGGCCTACTCGCCGATCTTCACCTTCGACACGTTCACCGTGGCGCCTGAATCGCCGACCGACTTCCGGTGGGACGATGTCGAGGGGCTGCTGCGGTGGCGGGCGTCCGCCTCCACGCAGAGCGTCCTCTCGCGGGTCTTCCGCGCCCCTGCGGGCGATCCGTTCGTGGACGCCGATGAGATCACGCCCTCCGGAGGCGTGCCTGGCGAGCCGCTTCAGCAGGTGTCCTTTGACCCGCCCGACTATTCGGACGGGTGGTACTGGGTCGTGGCCGAAAGCGCCGCCGGTCTCAGATCTTCTCCCACAGGTCCGCTGACAGTCGAGACGACCGTCATTTGATCAACAAGCCCGCCTCTGGCGGGCTTTTTCTTTGAGAGCGCTGGATGTCGACGACCGACGACTTCGTGCAGAGGGTAATGACCGTCTGGCGCGACTACGAGACGCCTGACCTGCCCTCGACCAAGGCGTGGGAGCCGAAGAAGGCCGAGATCCGTGACGCGCTGGCCGTTACGCTCGCAGGCATCCTCAAGGACATCATCGACCGGGGCTTCGAGGGCGACAACGTCACTGTCGCGACCTGGGAAGAGCTTGAGGACATCCCGCCGACGCGCGTGGGTCAGGCGGGCTTCGCGACGGACGACGCCGGCACGCACCCGCAGGATGGCTCCGACGTCCCGAACCAGGGCTCCTACAGCGCGACCGCGGACCTGGTCTGGAAGCGCATCGGCGATTTCGTTCCGCTCACCACCACGAAGGTGGCGAACCTCGACACGCTGATCGGCTCCATCCTCGACACGAGCGGCGCCAGCCCGTTCGTCAGGGTCACCGACGATCGCATCTCGGTCACCGACGAGTTCGGGTTCGAGATGCTGGGCCTGTCCGCGGCCGGGCTCGAATATGGCGGTATGGCTTTCGTGCCGAGCTCGGCTGTCGAAGGCCTGGTGCCGGTGGATCGCTGGGGCTTCGAGACGCAGCCGAGCGGCCAGTCGACGTCTCCGAACGCGGGACAGCCCGGCACGGTCACCCAGTTCGAGGTCGGCGGCGTCGTCGATACGGACGATGGCGGCGAAGCGAATGTCGTCGCTGAGATCGATGGTCCGGACTGGACCAAGGTGCGCGCGGAGTTTTCGACCGACGCGTTCGGCACCAACGTCGTCTATCAGACCCCCGAGATCTCGCCGACCGTCACCGACAAGGTCGCGGACGGCTCGCAGGTCTGGCGCACGGCGAAGTTCCGCTGCAAGGGCCTGCCGCGCAACACCCGGCTTTACTGCCACCTGTTCGTCGATGGGCGCCGCTATCTCGGATCGCCCCCGAGCTTCCTGTCGTGGCCGGCGAAGGGCGTTCCGGCGGACTTCGTCTTCTGGTTCGGCGCGTGCTCGCGGACGTCGCAGTCCCCGCGCATTCCGATGCTCGACTACATCGCGCGGCAGGACGACTTCCACTTCCTGCTGCACCTCGGCGACTTCGTCTACGACAACATCACCGCCAACGACATCTATGCACTGCGGTCCGGTGGTCTGCGCCTCGGGCGCGCGCACGCGTCGCTCGCGGCGGTGCTTCGCAAGGCGGCGCTGATCGTCATCTACGACGATCACGACGGCTTCGGCGCGAACGACAACAACCGCGATAATGCGGCCTGGTCCGGCTACCAGAAGAGCGTCCAGGCGTGGCTTGAGGCCGGTGCCGGCTACAGGCCGATGCAGATCGCGCTGGGGGAGATCGACCCCAGCAAGCTGACCCTGGCTCAGCAGTTCGACATCGCGCACTGCCGCTTCATCGTCATGGACACCCGTGTCCAGTCGACCAAGCTCGGCGGGACGGTCCTCGGCAACGGCGTCAATCCGGTCGGCTCGTGGAACCAGGTCGCGGCGATCAAGGCCGCGCTTGTTCAGGCCGGCGCGGACGGCATCAAGCACGTCTTCCTGTGCTCGCCTCGCGGCATCGGCAACGCCCACGACGGGCTGATGAACCCGTACTGGTCTGCGGACTACATCGGCCTTTGCAACTACATCCGCGACACCCCTGGCATCCCGTTCGTCACGATGCTGTCGGGCGACTTCCACTGGTCGCACGTCGACTTCTCGACCTACACGGACAAGTCGACCGGCGGCGGCTGCCTCATGCCGGGCGCGATGTCGTCCGCCTTCATGTCGAACGCGTTCACGGACCCGTCCCTCGTGACGTCCTGGCCCGGCACGCCGACGCGCACGGGCAAGTTCACCTCCTCAACCAGCACCGCGGAGTTCGCGATCCGCGTCGCGGTGAAGGCGGCGGGCGGCTGGGAGATGAAGGTCTACGGCGCCCCGTTCGACGAGGACGGCGTGCCGACGCTGCTCGACACGTTCGACTGCGACGAGGTCGACCTGAAGCGGACCATTCAGTTCGCGTCCTCGACGCTCACTGTTCCCGCGGGCGAGCCGATCCTCCTCCCGATGCTCTGCTCCGGCCTTGGGCACAAGGGCGGCGGGGCGGCTGAGTACAAGCGCGGCAGCGAGGCGGCTGTGCCGTTCGAGCTCCGGCCGATGGCGCGGGACCAGACGGTCGAGGCCGGCAACGCGCCGTCCACGCCCGGGCAGACCGTGACCATCACGCTGCAGAACGCGGCCGCCTACTGCGCGCTCGGCGCGACCACCTCCATCACCATCACCGCCTCGTAAGGGGACGCGCATGTCTGGACTTCTTCTCCGCGGCGGTGGCCAGGGCGGCCGCGCCGCGCTCGGCAAGTGGCGCGATCTGCCGGTCTCGACCGATGGCCTGCTCGGCGTGTTCGTGCTCGGGCAGAGCCTCGGGGCGTCGATCAAGAACCGCTGGGGCGATGACGACGCGACCGTGGTCGGCGCGCCCACCGTCAACCAGTACACGCTCGGTCTCGCGGGCGGCGTGAACTACCTGCTGCTGCCGTTCAACGATCCGGCCGCGCTGACGATCGTGTGGGTCGGGAAGTCGCTCGACAGTTCAAACGCGATTGGCTGCGGATCGAGCGGCAACGCCGGCTTCGGCGCGAACATCGGTCTGCGACCCGGCACGCCGAACGTGTACATGCAGGCGTACACGATGGCCTCGGACGGGTCGAACTCGAACAGCCGAGAGCGCAACCTTCCCGGCGTCGCAGCCTCCAGCATGAAGTGCCTGATCGGCGACGCAGACGGCACGTCGATCGCGTGCGCCGACATGAGCGGGACGGGCGGCGGGACCGGCGCCCAGCGCCTTGTCTCCACCATCGGGTCTGGCGATCAGGTCCGCAAGGACGGCGCTCAGATGGCGATCGGCGGACGCGGCTCCGGCCAGCCTGGCGCAACCGAGTGCTCGATGGCCTTCGTTTGGGCGCGCCGCATCTCGGACGCCGAGCGGGCCGCGCTCTACGCGCAGAAGATCCTCCCGATGCATCAGTCGTGGGGCTTCACGACCGTCTGACGGCCTCCCTCCCTCCACCTGATCCGTTCCGCACCGCCTCCGGGCGGTTTTTTTACGCCCGGAGATCCGCATGGCGAAGAGCACCAGCATTCCGGTGCGCAGAGGGGACGATGTCACGCAGCCGCTCGAATGGGAGGCTGGCGGATCGCCTGTCGACCTCACCGGCTCGACCCTCTGGATGAACATCCGCGTCGACTACCTGAACGGCGTGCTCAAGCTCACGCAGGGGAACGGCCTGACGGTCGAGGACCCCACCACGGGCGTGATCCTGGTGTCCCTGACGGAGCAGCAGACCGGGTGGCTCTACCCCGGCCAGAAAAGCACCTTCGAGCTCAAGCGGCGCATCGGAGGCAAGAAGACGACCGCCATGGACGGCGTGTTCGACGTGACGGAGGCGGTCAACCCCAATGACTGACGTCATCAAGGTCATCATCGACGAGCCCCAGGTCATCAAGGTCATCGAGGCTGGTCCGCAGGGTCCGGCCGGCCCGGCCGCCGATACGTCGGCGCTCCTCCCGCGCGCGGGCCTTGCGGCAGCGAAGGACGCCGCCGACCTCACCGCAATGCAGAGTGACGCCGAAGTTCTGGCGGTCTTCCTGCAGAGCTCGAAGACCTATGACATCGGGTCGGCGATCCCGGCAAAGCCGGTCTTCGGGCCGGGCAAGCTGGTGCGATCGGGCGCCACCCTCGGCGGCTTTCAGCCGGCTTTCGACGCCTACCGCTGCAACTCGATCTATGCGCCCGACGACCCTATCAAGGCGCTCGGGTTCCCGGCCACGCCGGGGCACTACAGCACGATTTACTCCCCCGGCTCAAAGGCGCACCTCGCCGCCCGCCTGACGCGCAGCACGCTTTTCGGCGTCAGGAATATCGAGAACCCCGGCGCCGATGTCGATCGGGTGGACCTGTTCGGCGACGGAGCCGGGCGGCGCATGATGTTCGGCGAACGAATTACGGGCCTCGGGACCATCGCGCTCGAGCAGGCAGGCGCTCAGGAGTTCACCGGCCATAACTTCTGGTTCGACGGCGGCGGCTCCGGCGTCGCAATCGCCCCGGGAAGCCCCGGCTGGGATTATCAGGGGCTCGAGACGCGCAATCCCGGCATCGGCGCGAAGATCCTCGCTGCCGCCGTCCCGGCCGCGTCACGCGCCGAGGTCGCCTATCTGACGGCCGTCTCGCGCGACGCCATGAACCTGACGATCAAGGGCGTCGACAGCTTCGCCGGCGGCTACCGCGCGCTCGCCTATAACTTCCTCGCCTACCGATCGAACGCGATTGGTACCGACATCTTCCGCGACGGTGTGTTCCTCAAAGAGGCCACCGGCATGGGCCACCGCAACGGCATGCAGTGGCAGGAGGGGTCCTATGTCGGGCTGTTCGGAACCTACAACGCGTTCGCGACGGTCCGCGGCAGCAACGTCTTCATGCTGGGCCGCAACAACGCAGGGAACGTCCCCGACATCAACGGCTCGGTGCTCATCGGCATCGATCAGCTCAACGCCGGGGCCTACACGTCACTCGCGGATGTATTCGCGCTCGGGACCAAGGCCACGCCACTGCTCGCGGGCAAGTTCGACACCGGCCGCGTCGGGATCAACTGCCTGCCTGAGAACGTGAAGAGGCGACTCCACATCTTCGAGAGCGACAGCGGGTGCGGAACGCCCGCCTCGCTGGACAGCGGCTCGCTCGTGATCGAGCGCAACACCCACACCGGCATCCTTGTCCAGACCCCGAACACGTCGATCGCCGGGATCTACTTTGGCGATCCCGAGGACGACCAGGCCGGCGGCTTCACCTATCACCACGGCACCGACCAGGCTCGCGTTCGGGCCGGGGCCACCAACATCGCGTTCTTCTCGACCACCGCGATCAACATCGCCGCGCCGATCTTCCGAAGCGGATCGCAAGTCGTGAACACCCGTAAGACCGGCTGGGGCACCGCCACCGGCACTGCCACCAGGACCACCTTCAACACCGCCACCGTCACGCTCCCGCAGCTAGCCGAGCGGGTCAAAGCGCTTCTCGACGACCTTCACTTCGCCACCGCCGGCCACGGCCTGATTGGAGCCTGATATGAATGACCTCGAGTTCGCCGGCGCTGTTGAGGCGCTTCTGCGCCGCGCCGGTCCGGTGATCACCTGGGACGAGCTCGCGGCTGCGGCGCGCGTCAAGATGCGCCTCGATCAGATGACGGCGCCTCCGCCTGCCGACGAGCCCGAAGAGAAGCCGGGCGAGCCCAAGTTTGCCTGACGCCTCGACAATCCGAACTCCCCGCGCCCCGCCACCGCGCGGGGCTTTTCACATCCGCCACCAGCCGCCCTCTCAGGCTTCGCGGCTAGGATCGACCAACGGCTTCGATGGCGTCCTTCAGCCTCTTTGCCAGTGCGAGGTCGGCCTTGTCAGATGACATCTGGATTAGGCGGTCGAGGACGGCCTTGGCGAGCGCGTAATCGATCTCGACTGGCGTCGTACTTTCTCGTGCCTGCCGGCCGCGCTTCCGACCATCCGGTTTAGCGTCGCAAGGCCGGCTCTGGGGTGTGTGCTCCGACATCGGGCTAGGAAGATGCTGGGGGGATGGAAGGTTCCCCACTGCTGCGCGCCGGGCTTTTCACATCCAGCCGATAGAACCCTCCGGGCATCTCCGCTATTTGGTCGCGATGAACTCGACGGCCAAAGCCAAGCTCGCTGAGATCGAGCGACGGATCGACGAACTCACCGCTCTGCTGGTCAGGTCACTCGACGACGTAGCGGAGGCAGAGCGGCAAGGCGACGACGGCACGACCCACCTTCGCCGGAGCCTTGTTCTGCAGGGCACTATCAGCGCCCTTCACGACGAAGCTGACGGGCTCAGACGGGGGATGCGGAAGGCCGCCCACTAACGCCTCTTGGGGCGTGGAAATTCAAACTGATGATCTGGCACTACCCCGCGGCGCCCGAGGGCGAGGATTTCACCGTCGCCGAAAGCACAACCGCATAAGCATTTCCAGATATGAGCGACGTTCGGGGGCCTCAGTCCGCGCCCGTGTTCCCCGATCGCGTTCCCCTCGAGGGGCGGGAGGCCGAAGCCCTTTTGACGGTGAAGTAGCGGGGCCACGCCTTCCTGCGCCCGCAGGCGGTGGAAGAGCCCGCTGACGAACAGAAGCCGGCTGAAGGGGCTTGATCCGGCTACCGACGCGCTGACCTTCTTGTGGAAACGCCAAATCTAGAGACGGGAGCGGGGGCCTGACCTTCGCCTCGACGTGCCGCAGCCGCAGTATTTCGCTTACGGCATCCCTCGCGGTCTCGGCAACGGCTCGGGTGTCGACCTGACGTTCGCTCGGATCTCTGACGCCGTCGAAGTTGCGCGTGATGTCGTACAGGCGGGTGATCAAGTCAGGAGCGTTCTTCATCTAAGTCCGGGGTCGGTTTTGCTGAGCGGCACACCGTAATCAGTTGATCATTATGATCAAGCCGTAGGGGGCAGCCCTCAATCGCGATTGCGTGAACTCATCTTCTCAGTCCAACGAACGCAGGAACCTACGGACAGCCCCGTTCCTTCAAACCGCATGCCTACGACCGTCAAAGCCAAGCTCGCGAAGATCGAGAGACATATCGACGAACGGGTCGCCCTGTTGGATCAGGAGGTTGACGCCGCCGCCGCCGCTCAGCGGGCGGGCTCCAACGGGGCGGTCCATCTTCGCCGCGCGCTAGTCTTACAAGCGACAATCAACTCGCTTCACGATGAAGCTGGCGCGCTGCGACGGTTGATGCCTAAGACCGACCTTAGGTAGCAGGCGCACCAAGGACCGCACAGGCGTTCCGGACGCGGGCAGATGCAACATAGATGATGGTATGCGGCCGATTGAGAGCCGGGAGCGTTCACCGTATGTTCTCGGGCAAGATCGGCACTGGTTCGGTGCCTCCGCACGTATTAAGAAGGGACGTCGCCCATGGGCACGACAGCGTCAGTCGGCAGCGCACGTGGGGCGGGTGCTACCAAGATGGTCAAGCCTGGGTTCAGCTTCGCCCGACTCGTTCTTGTGGCGTCCAGTTTGAGCCCGTTGTTCGTTTTGTGGGCCCTGCGAGGGACGCCGAGCGTCAGTGATGCCTACTGGATCCCAGCATGCGCGGCTATGTTTCTGCTGCCAAACGCCTTTCTTTGGGTGCTTGTCAAGCGGACTCGGCGGTCGCATAACAATATAACGTTCAAGGTCCATGCTCCAAAAGACCAGCGGGAGCATCTGCTGGTTTATCTTTTTGCTATGCTCATACCTCTATACGACGCGAACATGGGATTTGGGCGCGATTTGGCGGCCGTGTCCGCGGCTCTCTTATTTATTGTTCTTCTATTCTGGCACTTAAACCTTCATTATATGAACCTGTTCTTCGCCATTAAAGGCTATCAAATTTTCACGGTTGACGTTGCGGTGGACGGCGGCGACTCGCCAAACTTTGCCACATATGCTGTCATCTCAAAGAGGCGGCGACTTGAGGAAGGAACGACCTTAGTCGGCCTCAGGCTAGGCGGGAACGTCGTTCTGGATACCGCGACGAAATGATTGAACAAGAGTTTGACTCATCATCCATCAAGTCATTCCAGCTCGGCGTTAGTTTGTTTTCAGGTGAACGGTATTGGATCCCGACTGACACATCGGTTGACCCAACGTTCATGGACATGCTCTCGCGTACGATCGGAAGCATCAATGTGCGCTCAGGCGACTGGGAGGAGTTTTCTCTATCGCAGGAGTATGGTCGCACCGAGCGCGTCTTCACGCCTCTCTCGGACGAGATCTTCAAAAACCTCTCGGATATGTACCAAGCTGAGACATATCCGGACATGTCCAACCTCCTTGAGAACATTAACGAGGTCGATTACTATTTCGTCGTATTTCACGACGGGAGGGATAGGAAATTCATCGGCGTTAGGCGTGCGGCGCAGCTGAAGAGCATCTTGGCAGCGCGCCACCGAATCATGCAGCTGATCGACAACACAATGTACTTGATAGAGAACCCTGTCTTTCGACTCGATAAGGACTTCGATGGACTGATAGGAGAGGGGCACATCTATTTCTCGAACTTCCAAAATATGGAGTATATAGCGAAGATCACGAACAAGGTGGCAAAGGCTGCCCAACAGCGCATTCCCGTGATTGCCGATAATGTGACATTCCTCGACTTTTCAGGCTTCGAGAACGACATTGAGAACCACCCTCGGACCGCTCGTCTTCTTGTTGCAATAAGCAAAAGACCGAACCTGGACAAGTATGATCGGGAGGAAATCCTCCGGCAGGCCGCAGCGCAAGGAGTCGCTTTCGTAAACCATGGCAGCCCCCGACTAAAATGTCGCGCGGCTGATAAGCACAAGCTTCTTGAGGTGTTAGACGATAGACGCTGGATCTCGAGAAACGCGACCGATGGGCCCGTTCCTTACAGAGCACCAAGCCGCCAGAAGGCCAGAATCTAGGCAAGTTGGAGGGTCTTTGGACTTATCGCACTCAGGACCTGCGGCATGAACACCACGGCGATTCCCTCCGCGCCAACTTACTTCGGATGTTTGGCCTCTCTGTCACTGATTCCGACCGCCGTCGCTTCTCATGGCGAGGATCTCGCCTTCGATCTCGTCGCTTGTGGCGTAGGATGAGGACGACGTTGGGCTCTGACATGAGCCGGACTTTGGTGGACCGGAGCGGTCGAGCGCTTCAGAACCTTGGTGCGCTTGCCACCTAAGGCCGCGACCGACTGGCTTAACCGGACGCCGCCTTCACGACCTGATCGTCACCAGCCGCCTCCCGGCGGCTTTTTCATTGCCCGGAGAAGCGACCGTAACCTCTGCTCGGGCGGCCCGACGCCGGGTTGGAGCTCGGCGCCGGGCCTAACCGCGCCAACCTTGCGATCCCCGCGCGGCTCCTGAATCCATCGCGCCACCAGCAACCAGCGTCAACCCGCCCGCCTCGAGCGGGCTTTTTCATGCCCGGAGAATGACCCATGACCGTGCTGGACATCCAGCGGCGCCTGAAGGCGCTCGGCCACGACCTCGGTAAGAGCGGAGCGGCGAAGGACGGCGTTGACGGCGACTTCGGCGGAAAGAGCCAGGCGGCGTTGTCGCTCAAGCCCACGACCGGCGCGCCGAAGCCCCTGCCGACCGCCGGCGTCTCGGCCGTTCCGGCCGCTTGGATGCCGGCCGCCAAGGTGGACCGCATCATCGTCCATTGGACGGCGGGTGGTCATAAGGCGAGCGCGCTCGACACGGAGCACTATCACCTCTTGATCGAGGCTGACGGCGGCATCGTGCGGGGCAAGCCGTCGATCGACCTGAACGACCGCGGCGGCGTGAAGGCCGGTTACGCCGCGCACACGCTGAACTGCAACACCGGATCGATCGGCGTCTCGCTCTGCTGCATGGCGGGCGCCGTCGAGAGCCCGTTCAAGGCCGGCTCAGCTCCGATGACGCGCGAGCAGTGGGATGAGCTCCCGCACGTCCTCGCCGCGCTTTGCCGGCGCTACGGCATCCCCGTGACGCCGAAGACCGTGCTGTCTCACGCCGAGGTTCAGGGGACGCTCGGGATCAAGCAGAAGGGCAAGTGGGACATCGCCCGTCTCGCGTTTGATCCGTTCGTCGTCGGCGCGCAGGCGGTCGGCGACCTGTTCCGCAAGCGTGCCGCGGCGCTGCTGGAGGCGGCGGCGTGAGAGGCTTCCATACAAGTGTAGCGTCGATCGTCGAAGTCAGTTCGCCGGCGGCTTCGGAGAGTTCATCGTGCTCTCGATCTGATCAAGCAGCGTACGTAATTGTTCTAGAAGCTCCGGCCCTAACGCTACAGATTGTCGGCCGTCCGGATGCTCGAATTGAAGCACTCCGATACGACCCGATATATCTGTACCCGCCATGATGGCAGTAGCTTCCACCACCTCAGATGCCGTTGTTACTGTAGCAGGTCCGTGCTGCAGTGCCAATGAAAGCGAATTGTCGACTGCATACCTAAGTCGATCCATCAGTTTTTGCGCTTGTGCAATCGAGAGAAAAAGACGCCCCTTTGATTCGTTGTTGATTTCTAGCCCGATTAATACACCGCCCGACTCAATGCCAACCTGTTGTTCAAAGGCTGTTACTGGCCAAATTACACTATAATCGCCTTCGTCTTTCTTTCTGGACATTGCTGCCTCCGAGGTCCCCTGCAGCGTACTATCATCATTTTATCGCTGTCTACGGCACCAACTGAGCGGCATCGCGTCAAACATTCGCGTCGGCCGGCGGCCGTGCAACCTCCCGTCATCGGAGACCTTCCATGAAGACTGCCCTTAGGGCGGCCGCCTTCGGCCTGCTCGCGCTGTCGCTTGCCGGCTGCTCTGTCAGCGACGCGTCCACCACGACCCCCAAGACCTTCGACGCGATCTGCGCGAGCGAGCCGGCCGTCTACGCCGCTTACGTCACCGTCGCGTCGACGCGCGGCGCATCGGCCAAGAAGCTCGCGACCGCCGCTGCGGCTCACAAGGTCGTCTCAGACCTCTGCGCTGCGCCTCCAGCCAATCTCGCTCAGGGCGTCGCTCAGGCGGCGGCCGCTTACGCAACCATCATGGCGGCTCGTGCTGAAGCCGCCCGGCAGGCAGCATGAACATGGCCAACCCGATCACCAAGGAACTCGTCGTCACCGTCGTTCAGGCGGCAGTCGCGGCGCTGCCGGACGGCGCCAGGCCGGAGGACGTCGCCAAGCGCGTCGTGACCGACCCGGCGATCGCGCCGACCCTCGAGCCGATCTCGCGCATGAAAAGCGAGACGCTGCAGGGCATCGTCGTCGCGGCCGCCGCGCCGCTCGTCGTGGCGGGCCTGAAGGCCGCCGGCGTCGAGATCGCCGACTCCGACGCGGCGAACATCATCGCCACGCTGATCACGCTCGCCGGCGCCGTCTGGGCCTGGTACGGGCGCGAGACCGCGACCCGGCAGTTCGGCTGATGCCCGGCTTTATCGGCCGACTCTGGGGGCACGCGCTCGACGCGGTGCGCCCCCAGGTCGACGGCGTCAGCGCGAATCGCAAGATCGAATGGTACGCCGCGTTCAACCTGCTCGCCGGCGGCGTCATGTTCGCGCTGCCGGGCTACACGCTCGCCACCAAGCCGGTCTACGAGCCGCTGGTGCGCGCCGGGTGGACCGACGCGAGCATGGCTGCGCTGTTCACCGGTGTCGGCACGGCCTGGTGCCTCGCGCTCTACGCGAATGGGCACTGGCGCCGCTCGCCGCTGATCCGATGCGTCGGCGCGCTCGCCGGCACGATCATCTGGGGCCAGGTCGCGGCCCTGCACGTCGTAAACGGCTGGGCGACCGGCACGCCGAATCTCGGCTCCGTCACCTACGGCCTCCTCGCCGGCTTCTGTCTCGCCGCCTGCTCGCGGGCCGCCGCCGACTTCTCCATCACAAGGCGGCGCGATGCCCTCCATCCCTGACATCATCGCCGTCGTGACGCTGTTCGGCGGCATCTTCGGCCTCTGGTACGGCAACCGCGCCGGGAAGGCTGCGCCGACGCCCGCCCCGGCGCCGCACGACGATGCGAAGCTCGACCGCGTGGTCGAGATGCTGATCGTGCTGAAGGCCGAGGTGCGCGGCAACACGCGCGCGCTGGATCGCGTCGAAGAGGCAGTCGGAGATCTGCGCCGTTAGGCTCTCTCTACGGCATCAGCCAAGATCCAGCAGACGCCATAGTCGTTGCGCGATGTAGCGCGCGCTCGGCACCCGAGATGCCCGCTCAAGCTAGTCCGCTCCGAGGCGGCGAGGGAGAGGCTGGCGGCGGTCATTCAGGGGGCGGAAGCGTCCAGTCCGGACTTGAAGGCCACCACTAAGAGCCCTGAGGCTACGCCTCGGCTTCAAGTTATCCTCAAGAGCGCCAACCGCTACGGCCGAACCGTGGCGGTGGTGCTTGTGGACGGGAAGAATGTCGGGACGATCCTGGTCCGGGAGGTCACGCCAAGCCCTGGCCGAAGCTGACGAAGGCGGATCGTCGGGCGTGGTGCGACGTCCAAGAGACCACTGCGATGCGGCTCTTCCGAGTCGAGCAATTCGTGCTGCCTCAGGATTCGTGACCGAGCGCGGGATCACGCCCCAGAAGAATTGAGCCGTAGCCGGCAGCGAGATCCGCGAGATAGGCGATGATCTCATCTCGCACCGCGATGAACTCGTCGCGCTGCTCCGCGGTGAAGATCACGGCGTTCTCATCTCCCATGGCGTCGAATGCTCCACCGCGGGGCGGATTCTTGCCCGGGAAGTCAAAGGAAATGAAGCCGTTGCCGCCTTTGATAATGTCTCGGAACTCCACCGCGGTGACGGCCCTCGCGACGATTACGCGATCGCCCTGGAGACCTTGCTGCAGAAAACTCCCGAGCCCGCCGAACTTCTCGATCTTGATCAGGCGACCGTCGAACGAAAGGGCCGCGTTCTTCCCTCGGGCGACTCCCATATCAGGACGTCCTCGCCGACTTTCCGGATGGCGCAGGCGTCGGCCCCGCTGAGCAGCGCTTGATCATCGACGCCTTGCGTACGGCTTCCTGCTCACCCTTCAGACGTCCGATTTCCGGGGCGATGTTGTCGCCGCTGAGCGACGAGACCGGAAGGCCGATCAGGAGCACGCCGACCGTGTCGTTCGTGCGTGCCTTCTCCTGCTGAACCGAAGCGGTCGCGAGCGCGGAATTGAGGCGCAGGCTCTCATCGGCAAGCTGGCCGCACGTGTAGCCCTGGTAGCTGACTTCGCTGATGTATGACGGCGCGATGCTGTCCGGCGACTTGGCGCACGCCGCCGTTGCGAGCCCTGCGGCCGCGATCAAGATCAAACGCATGGTTTCCCCCGAAACTGGCCGAAGTGCCCCCGGCCTGTTGCGACCTTAACGGGCGACTATCGCCGTCCGCAATCAGATGTTCGCGCTCCACTGCATTTTAAGGTCTGCGCGGGAGGCTCAGGCATGGCCAAGCCGCCTCGCCCTCCCCGACACCGACCGATCAAGCGCGCTGCCCGGCCGCAAACCGAGGCCGTCGTCAGCCGGCCGCTGATCGTCCGCCGCGATCCCCGCCAAGCAGAGCTCTTCCGGACCGAGTTCATCCTGCCCTGCAAGCCGACGCTGCGGCTGAAGGCGCCGAGCGACCGCCGGTGGCAGTTCGAGATCAAGCACGACGGCTACCGCGCGCAGTGCCACGTAAACGGCGGCCAGATCCGGATCTTCACGAAGAACGGCTTCGACTGGGCGGCGCGGATGCCGGCGATCGTCGCCTCGCTCGAGCAGCTTCCTGTCTCTTCCGCCGTGATCGACGGCGAAGCCGTGATGGAAGGCCAGGACGGAATCACGGACTTCTTCGCCCTGCACGCGGCATTGGCGAACAAGAGCGCTCCGCGCGCCTTCCTCTACGCGTTCGACCTCCTGCACCTGAACGGAGATGACCTGCGCGACCTGCCGCTCGACGAGCGCCGCCTGCTGCTGGAGGACATACTCAATCACCAGCCGCCGGCGCTGCGGTTCAGCGAGCATGTGCTGGGCGACGGACCTGCCGTGTACCGAGCCGCGTGGGAGCTCGGGCTGGAGGGGATCGTCGCCAAGGTGCGGGAGGCGCCTTACCGCTCCGGACCGAGCACGACCTGGCTCAAGATCAAATGCACGCAGACCGGGACGTTCGTCGTGACCGGCTACGACCCCGACGGGCGGAGCGGCGTCCGATCGCTCGAGCTCGCCGAGCAGAAGGGCAAGGATCTCATCCCGGCCGGCTCGGTGGGCTCGGGCTTGACGATGGCCCTCAGCCGGCAGCTGCGATGCCGGCTACACGCCGGCATGCGCGTTGCGGTCGAGGTTGAGTTCCGCGGGCGTACGCCAAGCGGCGGGCTCCGGCACCCGGCCCTGAAGGGCGCGCCGGAGCACTGAGGGAGGAGGCTCCCCCCCAATTGTATCGATCAGAGAACGAGAGCTGTAAGGTAAAATACTTATCAACTTTGTGTGAATTGAACAGGCCCCGCGGAGACAGAGTAGATAGCCGCTCTGTGAGGGGTCGCAATGATGTCATTCGATAACATAAAGCACCTTTTAGGCGTTATATGCCTAGCGGCAGTCAGTTTCGCCTTAAGTGGCTGCACGCCGCTTATAGCCGAGTACAACCTTGAAGCCTATAAGAACGCTACATCGTTGAAGGCTGAGACCGACAATCTGGTGAAGCTCTCCGGTACAAGTTACTCCAAACATGCCGCAGAGATAAAATCGCTTTCGACGAAGATAGATGCCGCATACGAGTTTTCGGCTGGCGTACCAAAGAACCAAGCAAGTACAACATTGTGGAAGGAGATGAGGAACCCCGAGGGGGGCCTTTGGGGCGCATTTGTCCCTTACTGGAAATCCCGCGGAAAGTTGCCGCAGTTTGCCGTAGACCATAACCGAAAGATTATTGCAGCCTATTATGATCTTATCATTTGTGTTGAGGCGAATAAGCAGAAGACAGCCTCGTGCACGGGCAGCAAATCTCCTTCACCAGAGAGAAGCGCAGAGACAATCTCAACTCCGAAAAAGGGAAAATCTGGTGGCTAACCTAGAAGATCAAATTATAAACGAGCTAAAGCCGCTACTTACTGGATTCCCGTCCAAGATAAAAAATGCGGCAATTGACTTGGCCCATCATTATGCAACGACTCACGCAACCGACATACCAAAGTATCTCGATGCGTTAAGAAGCGGGCATATCAATAAATCTGATTTTGATCACCTTATGAAGGGGCAGATCGCGCTTGAGAAAGGCTATGTGATAACTGCTTCTGCCCTGACGATATCGGAGTTCGAACACCTGCGGGTCGCGATCGTTAGTGCGCTGATAAACCTAGCTTTTAAGGCGCTCTAGCCATCATGAGGACGGTGCATCCTCCTTTTCCCCACGCGCCACGACCATGAGGGCGTCATCCGGCAGCGGCGGCTACAGCGCCTTCGCTTCATCCCAGGGTGCGCGCATCCAGACGTCGATCTCCTCCGCGGTGGTGAGGATCATCGCCGCGTTGATCGTTTATGTAGCGAGCGGGTCATGGACAGGACGGCCCATTAACCGATACTGGCTAACATGACGTTGGCTGCCTCCTTTATCTTCGTCCAAGCGCTCGAAGCAATAAGGGCTCTGGCGTCGGCCTCATCTGCCTCTCCCAAGAGGCGCAGGAACTGATCTATGGCGTCTGTCGCCGCTGTAGACAGCTTGGCGGCCCGCCGATGACTAGCCCATATTTCATCCGCATCAAGGTCATCGAAGATTTGTTCGTGAAGTTCATCCGGATCAGTGATAGATGTGGTCGCAGCTGATCTTCCTAGCCATTGATCTTCCAATTGTCCGGTGCTGATGATCCTCGCATAACAAATGATCTGCGGTAGCCAAACGCGTTCAAAGTCGATCATCGTTCACAAGCACCCTCTTAGCGCGCGGCGCCGTTCAGGTTGCGCCTTCAGAGGCCCGTGCCGTTCGGCAGCCGTCTTCCACCTTGCCGCGTCACCGGTCGATGTACCAGCGCTTGGCCTCCGCCTCGCTGATCGCGCGGTACAGCACCGGGCGCTTAGCGCCGCAAGCCGAACATCTGAGCCGCCGCGCTGCGTCAGGCGTCGGCATCTTCGCCTCTCCGCTCTGCCCCCAGAAGATCGCGCCCCGCCCGCAGGCGCCGCACTCCACGCACAAGCCGCCGAGGCAGGCGGGCACATCATCCATCGGCCAGCTCGTCGTTCCGACCGACGACGCGGATGGTCAGGACCACCCCGGCGCCGTTGGAGGAGCTGCATGCTGTCCGTGTCGAGCATGTCGGCATGGTAGGCGTCGACCGCCGCCCAAAGCGCCGCCCTGCCCATGTCTACGGTCTTCGACTTCGACAGGATGCTGGCGCTGTCGCGCCGGTAGAACCGGACTTCCCAATGGGCAGCCTGCTTGTTGCCCACGTCACGGGAGCTGCCGCAGCGGCTGCCGGCCGCGCCGATAGCCCAGCGATCTGGCTACGCGCCAGCGCCCTCGCCTCTTCGCGCTCGGCAAGTTGCACCAGCAGCGCCCAGACCGCTGCACGGGGATCGCCGCCGGCCGCCCGAATCGCGTCGTCGACGGCCGCTTCCCGCGCCCCCAAGCTCTCATCTTCAAGCCGCTCGGCGGCGTCCGTCATGGCCAATCTCCCTCTTCAGGAGAGATGGAGTCCATGAGAACGAAATGGGAACAAGGGGCGATGCGCAAGGACGGGCGCGGCCATGGGGATCATGACCACGATCCGCGGTCGATCCTCTCGACCGTGTTCGCGATCGTGGCCCCGCTCGCGCTCGCGACGCTTATTTGTTGGCGCTGGGGCTGACAGACGACGTGCGGTCCCGATGATCCAGGTGGTTGCAGCCTGGCGGACCCTGCCCCGCGCCCACCATCGGACGCGTCGTTGACGCCACGTTATCGCGAGGCTGCAGATCCGCCGGCCTGTATGTTCCGGGGGCTGGCTCTCCGTCCCTCCCGATCTTCGCTCGGAAGGGCTGCGAAGGCTTTCTCTAGAGGGTCATCCGCGACAGCCTTGCTGGCGCCAAGGCCATCGATCCACCTGTCGAGCGCGCGCACGTCCGATCGCAGCACGCGCCCCGCCAAGGGAACCGACGCAGGTGGTTCGGCCGAGTCAAAGGTCGGAGCGCTGACGCCATAGTATGCCGCCGCGCATTTCTTGTTGAGGAGGCGAGGCAGATGTTTCTGGCGGTCGTCGTCAGCCATGATCGGCTCCCAATCTGTTCCCTCGCTCACCCTGCCCTCCTCTTCTCGCGCCCTGGCGCGTGCCACTCGATGATCTTCCGCGCGTTGCCAAGCGGATCGGCCCACCACGCCGCACCGCGCCAGGCGGCCGGCACCGGCAGCTTGTTGATCGCATCGATGAGCGGCGCCTGCGGGATGCTGGTGTAACGGCGGCTCATGTCGGTCGCGACGTGGCCGAGGATCTGGTCCTTCACGTGCGGGTGGACACCGGCCAGGACGAGCTGCGTCGAACAGCTATGCCGCGCCGTGTAGGGCGACACGCCATCGATCCCTGACCGTCGACGCGCGCCGAGGATCGCAGTCTTGAGCTGCCCGCCTCCGCGGCCGGCCGCGTTGTCCGTCAGCGGGTACTCGTCGCCGCGCGGCGTGCGGAACACCTTCCCGCCGCGCTGGCGCAGCGACTCGAACAGCGGCGCCAGGAAGTCGTGCATAGGGACGCCGCGCGGATCGCCCGTCTTCGAGCTCCGCACGACGATCCACAGGCCGGCGACGTTCACGTCGTCGCACTCGAGCGCGAACAGCTCGATCGGCCGCATGCCGGTATAGAAAAGCGCCGTCATCACGTAGGCCGGCGCCGGCGACATCTCGAGGACGAAGCGCGCGGCCGTCTCGTAGTCGATCGGCTTGCTGCCGGCGCGCGAGGCGCGCTGCACGACCGCCGTGCCCTTCGGCTTGCGCGGTTTAGGCCAGAGCCTTGGCTCCACCCACTGCTGGCGAGCCGCGTGGTTCCAGATCGCTATGAACGGCGTGTAGACCTGCCGGATGATCGTCTCGCGCGAGGCGTCAGGATGAAGGGCGTGAGCCGCCTCATCCAGATCGGCCGGCCTGAGCGACCGGAGAGAACGAGTCCCGAAACGCTGCCGCAGCGGCGTCAGGAACCGCGCTGAACCACCAGCTTCGACGTAGCGATCAGCAGCAACCTCGAAGGTAACCCGGAGCAACTTGTTGCGCCACGCCCGCATTTCCCGAGCATAGGCACTCCTCAGCGTCAGCGCCAATGTAATACTGTAGCCGAATCGTAGTCAGTTTGTGGGCGACGCCGTGGCTAAATTGTATTTTCGTGGCCAGATCGTAGTTTCTAAGTGAGGGCGTACGTATTCGCCCTTACGGGCGAATGTTTGCTTCATTCTCAGAATCGGATGATCGTGTTCGTGGGCTTAGCAACCCGGACAACAGCTAGGGTGCGTGTACCGCTTGGCGGCGGAGCGCGCTGACGCGGCAAGCCTTTGGCGAGGCGACCCGCAATGGACGCGCCTTGGCGGGCGCGCCGAACCTGGTCATTAGGCCGGGAGCGGTGCGCTATGTCCAGAGGGGGAAGCCCTTAAAAGCGCATCGGCCTGTAGCTTTCGCAGGTTGCTAACTCCCGGCTACCCGGTCCGCGTCCGGGCATTGGCCTTAGCAAGCCGAACGAAGGCACTCCAGATGAACACCATCCTGCACTCCGCCGGGCCCGTCAGTGAGCTCGCACCCTCCGCCGCACTCGCCTCCGAGCCTGGTTCCGAAAAGAAGCCAGCCCTGAAGACGCGCGAGCGCCTCCACGAACTTCTGAGCGCCGACGCGGCGCTCGACGCGTTTCTCCGCCTGCTGCAGCCCGCGATCGTCGCGGGCGTGGCCAGGCTCCGGCTCGACATCAGCGTGAATGACTTCTCAGAGCTCCTCGATCGCGCGGACGAGGTCGCCGACTTCAAGATCGGGGCGGAGGTCGCGGCGGCGTAAATTCACGACTCAACCTACCGGACCACTTCGTCGTAACGTTGCTCTTGCTGATCAACCCAGTGCAGGAGCCCACATGCGCAAGCTCTCCGCCTACCTGGCAGCCGCGGTCATCGCATGCGAGCAGATTGATCCGCCGGCCGAGTTTGCCACATGACCGAGCTTCCTGCGCGACGTTGCGAAAGCACGGTGGCGCAGGTCGCTCCGTCGGCCGGCTGAGATAATCGCCTCAGAACTCGCGAAACAGAGTCGCTCAGGAAAGCTGTTGGGGCGGCCCCATAGATCGCGCTTTCAGTCAGGGAGGACGTCCCGATGCAGGGAGCGAACGACAATGCCGCCCGGAGGTCGCAGACCTCGGGCAATGTCGCGCTCGCCGTCGAGCCCGACGAAGACGCCAGGGCGGCGCTTCGGGCGTTTGTGCGAGCACTTGCCTTGCGCCAGGCGCAGATCGACGCTGCCGTGACACACGACAACGATAACCTGCCAGCCTGA